AATAACATTCAATGCCAGACCTGCGAGATTGTTGACCACTGCCTGCGGACCAGATACCAAAGGCGAATGTTCCGCCAGCTGCGCTATGGTTCTGGGAAAGGTTACTGATTTGATCATCTGACCAAGAGTAGTACCATTAGGAGTAAGCACAGTACCAAATGTGATGTCACCAGAGACTGCTGTGACAGGTCTATCTGCTGGTCTGTCTTTGGCAGCTGCTACACCCGCAGTTTTTGGAGTTGGTGTTGTAGTTAGTTCTTTGTGTTCAGCAGCAGTTATACGTCCTTCAGCTAGAAATCTATCAGCTTCCGCTTTGCCTGCGGTATTGTCGTCATCACCTTCCACGTTTTTTACAGCAGCTACCACAGTGACCTTTGGAACAGCCGCAGAGGCGAATGTTCCTGGGGTTGTGGCTGCATTGTACAGTGCAATTTCCACACCATTGGCAAACACATTGAACGGGTTGTATAGGGGTTCCTGTCTGCTTAAGGTACCTGCTGTGTGATCGTGTGGAACTAGACTAGGGTTAGAAACCGTCGACGACCCCGCCCCTGCGGAGGTCGATTGTGGGGTTGGGGAAGTTGCCATGCTTGTATTTAAGCCAGGGCGATACCTGTGGTGCTCTGTACAAACTGTTTGGCAAAAGTTTCGTCAGTGGCTTCTGCCACAGTTACAGTGGTTTTTGCCAGTTTGACTTCCTTGTCAGGATGCACAGTGAACAGATAGGGCATGAGCCCCGGACCACGTTCGCCCATGGCTATGACCATAGGTCTGTGCAGTTTATAGTGAGTGGCAGTTTCTTCAACCAGTTTAGCCACTAATTCCTCTCCTGAAGTCAGTTTAAAAGTTGTTACTTCACCAACTGTTACGCCTTTGTCGATTAACATTAAATTTCACCTTTGCCGTACCCGCCGGCTGTTTGTTCTATGTATTTTTTCAATTCAGTGAATCCACCGATCAATTGATTGTTCAAAAAGATCTGCGGCACCGTTCTTGCATTTGGCACAGCTTCTAGCAGTTCCTCTCGGGTATACCCATCACCGATCTTGCGTTCTTCAAACTCTATACCTCTTTGCGTGAGCAGAGCCTTGGCCTGATCACAGTAGGGACAGTTATACTTGCTCCATACCACAGCTTTCATTTCATTTCCTTTGTGTCATATGTCTGTTGAAAAATGTCTAGTTTAACCACACCATAGTCGCCTTCACCGTGTCGAACAATAACATCGTTGCCCGAGGTATATTCTAGATCACCCCAGCTGGCTTTTACCACACCGTCATGATCTGCCAACTTGGCTAATTTTACAACACCGCCTTTAGGAGTTCCTGTGCCATCATTGTTATCGTCGTACTTGTCATGAAAGTTATCTGGGTCAAGAGGCCAAAATTCTTTCTTAGGACCTGGCCCCATAATGTAATGACCGGCTTTATGTTCCACTGGCCCTTCTAGGGTGTCGGTGATACCGTCGGTATCAGCAATCTTGTATGGTACCGGAATAGGTTTTTTAAATGTTTTAAAACTGCCGTCCTTGAACCAACTGTCGTTGATCCTACCTTCGATGAGGTTTATGTATTCTCTTAGTGTTTTCATAATTAACTCGAATATATCACAGCACCTTTACTGTCAGTGACCCTAACCAACAATACCCCTTTGTTTTTATAGCTCAAGGCTGCGGATATGGCTGCTTGTTCGTTGCCATAACTGCCAATCGTGGTCCATGACTCGTATGGGTTGGTTCTTTTGAATTGTGCTTTGTACATGATTTATTATATAGCCGGAAGAGCATCGTAGTCAAGATTTTCTCCCATAACGCCTATCACATAGTTAGTGCTTTCGGTTTCTTGTAGAGCACTCTGTTTCTTTGAAGTATCAGTGTGCTTGTTGAACCAAGGAATCGGAGTTGATCTCGGAGCAGTGGCCTGATATTTGACACCTATGTCTTTGAGCGCACCCACAGCGGTATAGTCCACGAAATCTTTGAGTATGGCTGCGTTAAGTCCAATCACCGGACCCAGTTTGAACAGATAGTCTGCCCAGGCCTTTTCTTCAGCGATGACATCTAGATACAGCTGATATACTTCTTGTTCACATTCTGCTTTGGCTGCTGCGAATCTTGGATCTTCCTTGACTACCTGATTGATCAACCATGCAGTCCATCCTTTGTGCAGCAGTTCATCCTGTAGGATTAGGCTGATGATGTTGCCGTTGCCAATGAATATGCGATTCTCTACCATGGCCAATGATGTGGCAAACGATACCATGAAGCGGAATGCTTCTAGAGCATATGAAGCATGCAGGGCCATGTATATGGCTCTGACATGATCTTTTTCAGGTATTGTTTCGCCTATCTCTTTTCTGCAGTTGATTTCATGCAGTTGATCATAGTATCGGCCCACGCTGGCAGCCATGTCTACGATTTCCTGTGTGTCATGGATGGTGTTGAAAACATCCTTGGGCACGTTGTAGATGTTGCGGATGATGTGACTGTAACTACGTGAATGAATATTAGTTTCAAAGAATGTCCAATTGTAGATCAGTGCTTCTAGTTCTGGTAGGCTGATCACAGGCATAAAAACCTGGCTGGGAGCTCGACCCTGCAGGCTGTCTAGAGCTGTTTGACGCAGAAGGTTTGAAGTGAATATGTGCTTGACCGCGGCACTGGCATCTTTGAAATCGTTGGCATCCTTTGAGAGATTGATTTCTTCTGGCACCCAAAAGAATCCTCGAGCTGTTTTTTCGTAGTCAGCTATCTTGTTGTATTTGACTTCTTCGAATCGCTGTATGGTCACAGGACCGGCTGGGTCAAGAAACATCTTACGATTCACATAATCAGTTTTGTTGGTTAGGTTGTATTGTCTTTTGCTCATTTGTATTTTCCCGATGCAAGTACTATCTTGCAGATGTGTTCAAGTCTCTCGATGTGTTCATAGGCTCGCCATGGAGTCACATCGATGGCCACGACCCCGTGTCCTTTGATTCCTACTATATCAAATTGGATATTTCCGTCTCGATCTAGCCCTAGGTTACGATGGCAGGCATCGCCCAGCTCTTGGCTGATCGGAGCAACATCTCCTACATTTGGTGCTACTCGGGTGTACCGATTTAGTTCTGGAAAAGCATCACTGATGGTGCTGAGATCAATGCCTGCATGCATGGCAGCGATACAGTAGGTGGGATGCACATGTACTACCACTCTAACATCATCCTTGTGCTGACCTAGTTCTCGTTGGAGTCCAAAATGCAGCGGCATTTCACCGCTGGGTTTTAGATTGCCACTTAGATCATCCTGTTCTATCACACTCCAATGATAATCAAATACCGCTGATCCCATACCGCTGTTGATGGTGCGTGTCACTGAGATTTTTTTGAACATTTCAGGCTGCATGTTTTGTTTACGAACGCCTGTTGGTGTAATGTAAAAATGATCGCGATCGTGATGCCGTATAGAAATGTTACCATCTCTACTGGTTATCCAATTGCGTTTGTAAGCATCTACTAATATATCACAACAGGTTTCTAGCATTTATAAAATCCCAGTTGATAATTTTCCATTGATTTTCCAGATATTTTGGTTTGTCAGACTGATAATCCAAGGCCCATGCGTGTTCCCACCAGTCAATTAACAACACAATGTCTTTCTTGATCTCATGATTGACAATAGTTTTTATCTTGCCGTCCTTGGCCAAATATACCCATCCGCTGCCCTGTATAGCCATGGCTGTTTTCTCAAACTGTTGCTTGAACTGATCAAAGGTTTTATAATATTCTTCGATAAAACTCAGTATAGGTCCTGTTGGTGTGTTGTTTCTACTAGGTGCCTGATATTGTTGGAACAAAGTATTGTGTAGGAAAGCACCTGCTTCATTGAATTCTGCATCTCCCTCGTTGTTGTTATAGCGTTTGGCATAGCCCTGCGCTAATTCGCCATAATGATAGTTGATGGTATCTTCACTGATACTAGGAGCCAATTCATCACGCTCATAGGGCAATGGCAGTATTTCTAATCGATGCGGTCTACCTTCGTTGAGCACGTTGCGTATGAAACTATAGGTCATAGTGTTTACACTCTAAAACTTTCACCACAGCCGCAGCGATCTCGTTCGTTGGGGTTGGCAAAATCAAACCCTTCATTGAGTCCTTTCTTGATCCAGTCCATTTCTATACCTTCTAGATACACAAGACTCTTGGGATCCACAAACACATGCACACCGTGGCTGACAAAACTCACGTCGTCATTGCGGATTCCATTTGGAAGATCCACATATTCCAGCACATAGGCCAAACCACTGCAGCCTGTGGTCTTGACTCCAACACGGATGCCTACCCCTTTGGCTCTTTTAGACAAATTAAGTTTAA